TCCGCTGGTCGCGTATACCAAAACGACATGATGCAGCTGGCAAACGCCGGTATCGCTGGATACGAAATCCTTGCTGAGGCTCTTATTAATGAGCTTGAAGCCAAGGGCAAGGACATGACTAATGAGGATAAGAAGATCCTCAACGACTTGTACACAAACCGCGTAGAGGCAATTCGAAAGCTGACAACTTCAGGAAGAATTTCTGGTAAGGCTTCGGCTGCTGCCATCCTTTCTGGACTTGGCGAAAAGTACGGCGGCGGAATGGAGCGGTTGTCTAAGACGATGACGGGTGCGTTGAGCACCGTTTCCGACATGTCTCAGTCGCTTGTTGCAACCTTGACTGGGCCTCTGTACAACGCAATTAGAGACCTAGTTGTTGAGTTCGCAGGCGTTTTGCAAAGACCAGAAACCTTGGCCGTTTTTGTTACGATGAGCCAAAAGTTGCAAGGCTTTGCTGCTACGATAAAAGAAGCAATTCCCGCAACAGTTGCTACAATCGTTAATGCGTTTACCTACCTTGGCGGAATTATTGCTAAGGTCTTTGGTGGATCTGGAACCGCAAGCGCTGTTGACCTCCTAAGGTCAGGCCTACAGACAATAGGGGATCTCCTTTCTAACAATGTAGTAAGAGCCGCTATCCTGGCAAGCGTTGCACTAAAGGCAATGATGTCAGTTGTTTCGGCAAACCCGCTTGTTGCGACTATTGGCATTGTTCTTGCGGCCCTTGGGGCCCTCCGTCAAGCCTACGAAAGTAACTTCCTTGGCTTTGCGGATACAGTCGACAACGCAATGGCACCGCTTGCGGAGATGGGCCCGGATATTGCCGAGTCTATTATCCCGGCGCTCAAAGAACTTATTGCTGCTGCGGCTCAGGTTATTGGCGGCGGTTTGGTTCTTGCGCTAAAGGCGGCATTGCCGATTATCTCCGCTCTTGCCAGCGCTCTTGGCGGCATGGCTGGAATCCTTGAAAAACTAGCCCCGCTCATTGGTGCATTCATGGGGGCGTGGATTGTAAAGAAGGTTGCCATTGAAGGAATGGCTATTCTATTTACCAAACTGCAGAATGCAGCCGCATCAGCCGCAATGGCTGCTGGTGTTGCTGGGGTTCAGATGTCTTCGTGGGGCAAGCCTGGGGCAACCTACTACTCGCAGAAAATCCCTGTTCGAGCAGAAACCGTGGAGACAGAAGATGGACCGGTAACTGTATATAGGTCTGCCGCCCCAGAGGAGGGCCCAGGTGCAATCTCTAAGGGTGTTTCAATTGGCGATACGGACAAGGCCAGAGGCGCCATTGCTGGGCACATGCCGTTTGAGAAAATGTATGCCCTACCGCCAGAGCTTGCAAAAGTTCGATTGCAGTATTTGTCTAACGAAGGAATTATTGACCCAGCAACCGGAAAGCTGGCCGGGCTTGATGAGCAAGCCGGCACTGCGCAAGGTGCGCGCACGGAAAACAAAATTTTGCGATCAAGAAGCATGGAAGAAATTCTTGCTGCGTCAGGACGAGTTACGGTAGAGCAAATTGTAGAAGCAAGAAAGCAGCTAAGAGGGGACCAGGCACTTCAAGAGGCAGGTCTTGTTGATGTAAGTGAAACTGGAGAAGTTACCGCAAGCGAGCGAGGGAGAAGGTTCCTTCGAGAAAAACTTGAAAACGAACGTCAACGCCGAGCATTTGATAATGATATTTCAGTAGAGGAGCAGGTAAAGCGCGACCAGGCAGAGGCTGCCAGCATTAGGCAGGCCAATAAAGAGGGCCAAAAAGTTCTTGGGTATGTGCCAAGGCAGATTCCTGATTATGCCATAACCCCAGCTCAGCTAACCCCCGAAGAGGAGCTACAGGCGCTTCGTGGGCTAAAGGGAAGAACCTTTAAGGAAGGGTTTAATTACAACTATACGGCAGAGCTTTCTAGGCGCCATGCCGAGGCTAGGGCGGCGGGCAGGTATAGAACCGGCCTGGACGGATCAGAAATTCCAAACCTTGGGCTTACAGGAAAACTGCGAGCGCGAGGCGTTGCCACCGTTAAGACAATAAGCGACATGTTCGCCATGGGCGGACAAACCGAAATGATTGGCACGGCAGCTGATAAGTTTGGCAGCCTCGCCATGGCCACAAGCGGATTGCTGATGGGCTTTGAGGCCCTTGGCTCTACCGTTGGAATTAGCAGCAAGGAGCTGCAGGGCGTCTCAACGGCCCTTATGGGTCTGGCTATTGTCTCAAAGGGTGTTGCTGCCGCAATGGCGGGAATTAGTGCCGCTGGCGGCCTAAAGAACGCCCTTAGTGGTCTACTTGGCTCCATGGGCGGGCCTATCGGCGCATCAATTATGGCCGCAATGGCTGGGGCCGTTTTTGTTGCGTCTGAAGTCTCTAAGCACGAAGCAGAGGCGCAAGCGTATAAGAATCAAAGGAAAGATGACAAAGAGCGAGAAAAAGCAATTAAGACCAATTGGAACGAAAGCGGGCTTGGCTATCAAGTTCCGCTGATGGCTGGCGGCGAAGCGCAATATGACCTTTATGGTTTCTCCGATGGGAAGACCCTTGGTGGAAACATGGGCCAATCCAAGATTGACGAGCTCGTCGCGCAAGGATTGTTTAAGAAGGAAGCCGGCGCAATACCTGGAAGATTTACTTACACCCCAACAGAGGCAGGTAGGGCAAAGGGATACATTAGCGCAAAGGCGCTAACGCAAGCCGCAACCCCAACGTTTGGCTCTGCCCCAACTGCGGCTGTTAATAGGGTAGACGACCTTCTTGTCAGCTCCACTGGCGGAATTATGGAAGCCACGCCAGCGGAAAGAATGGGTCAGGACAATGCAGACAAGCTGCAAACACTTCTTGAAATGGGTGTTGTCAGCGAAGATTTTATTAATCAACTTGTTACAGACATCCGCATATCAGACAACGCCAGTTTCTCTGGTACTTATAGAGACATGTACGAGAAATCAGGGGTTATACCGGCTATGCGCGAGAGGTATGGCGCGGCCTACGATAAGTCGTTTGATCAGCAACTGTTTGGCTTGTTTAGTACGTTCGATCCAAAAGATTTCATGACCGAAATCTTAAAATCGGAAAACACAGATCGGGCAATCCTTAATAAGCATGGACTCAGCCAATACTCGTTTACTGGAGAATATGGAAAAGAGGGCGTGCCAAACGAGGCAATCTTCTCAACGTCTGAATCTCTAAAGCTTCTTAACGAAAGCCTAGACGACGCAAGCAAGGCGCTTGACGAAGCAAAGAAAAAGCTGTCTAAGCTGTTTGACCCATTTGCAACTGCCTTTGAGCAGTTGATGGGCAGGGCTAAAGAGCTTCTCCAGCAAGAGTTCCAAGTGGAGCAGGAGCAGCTTAACGCCGAAATGGAAGACGCGTTGTACAACGTTGACGCGCTGTACAACGGGGAAACCATGCGCCTGGGTGTTTTGGAAGAGCAATACAAACTGCTCCAGGAGCAAAAAGCAGAGCAGGAAAAACTTAATGCTCTTAACGACGCGCAGGAAAATGCCGCACGGGCAACCCTTGGGTTGTTTGACGCACAGCAAGACCCAATCCAGGCAGCCATCGCCGCAAGAGAGGCTGCTCAGAAACTGCAAAAAGAAGAGCAAAACTATCAGCTTAACCAGATGTCTGAATCAATTGATCAGGCAAAGAATAGCGTTCAGTATCAACAGACAACAACGTATTACGACGAGAAGAAAGAAACTCTTACGGCAGATCAGGCAGAGCGCTCTAGGCGCCTAGAGGAGCGAGCGCAGCAACTTCTTAAGGATATCCAAGAGGGCAAGATTACTGTAGCCGCAGCTCAGGAAGAGTTCATGGCAATGTTTGGCGATGCCGGCTTGCCACTTGAATCTATTCTTGAAACTGGCCAGTTCCAAGGCGAAGCCCTTGCGGACATTATGGGCACAGCGTTTGCCACAAGATTCCAAGAGCTTGGCGACATTATTGTCACCACAATGGCGGATGTGGTCAAGGCTGGTATTGCGGCGGCGGCAGCTGAGGCAAACGTCGACGCCATTGTAGATCAGATTGACAAAATTGAAAACAAGAAAGACAAGATTAAGAAAAAGGATGTTGAAGCTGAACGAGACCGGATGAAGCAGGTCCTCATAAAGTCTCGGGCTTCTCTTGACGCATACTCAATTAGCGAGGGTGTTCTTGGCACAGAAGCTGGTAGAAAAGCTAACGCTGCGTCGGAAAGCCTTGTATCGCTGATTTCCGATTTGGGCAAAATGGACTTTTCTCAGTACGGCGAGTACCTAACAAGGGCTCAGTTCGGTACAGAGTTTGACCGCATTTACAGCGTCATGGATAACATTTACAAGACCTTTGGTCCATTGCAAATGATTAGCCCGACCTACGGCGATAGCCGTGATCGAACCGATCCAACGCAGCCAGTAATCAGAACAAGACCACCAAAGCCAACAACATACCCAGTGGGGCACCATGCGGGCAGTGGGTACTGGTATCCGCTCGGCGACGTTGAGTGGGCGTTCTACGATTCTATGGGTAACTTTGTTGAAAAGCGCGCCAAGGGCGGACCGGTTGGTGCCGGTCAATACATTGTCGGAGAGCGTGGGCCAGAAATGCTCACAATGTTCCCCAATGGTGGTGGCTACGTCACGCCAAACCATGAGCTTCCAAATAGCATTCAATCCTCTGCTGGCGCGCTTAAGGCAGGCAAGCAGGGACGATACTACGGCGGCCTGGTTGGTGTAACTGGTCGAGCTGGCGGCGGATATGTCGGTCCAAACCGAGACACCTGGAACTACGATACCCCGTCGGAGAGCTTTACTAGAAGCTTGGGCTTCGTTGGCGATCCTGTGGGCTTCCAGCAGCACTCGTTCAACGAGTTTATGGATAGCCCGAGCAGGACAAAGGTCGAGAAGAATGAACTAGCCCGTAGGTTCCCAAAGAACTACGCTCGCTATGTGGCAAGCAAAGTTCGCAGTGGCGGACCAAGGGGCTGGAGCCCAGTCGTCGGTAGAGCCGATGGCGGATACCTTGGGGGATGGGATTCTTGGGATAGGCCACAGCCAGCCGAGACGCCAATTCCAGACAAAAAGGGTGGCTATGGGATAGATAGTTGGGGCGCAAGAATTCAAGACGAAAATCTTGTTAACGGCATCCCTTCGGGAAGAGTTCATTTCCTCGGCGACCTAGACCCTATTCAAAAAATTTGGAACAAGCTTGGTCCAAACGAAGGGAAAATCGGCGGAAGCGGAGATAAAATTCGCTTTGACTGGGGCGACGTAATTATCTCAGACGACTACAGAAGAACGGGCCAGACGGTTGACTTGGCAGCTCTATCTGAAGCTGCAAGGCTATCGCTTGCGGCAGCTCCGGAAAACATGTTTGACCCGAGCGATAGAACAAAAAGGGTAACAATTGTTATTACGCCAGATTTAGGGGAGTCAGTAACGGGTCGAGTAAAATACCCAACTGGGCCAAGGAAAAATCACATTTACCTTAACCCCAGAGGAAGCACAAAGAGCGGCACCACTTGGGATATGAACAAGCGCGGGGCCGCTAACACTAGCGGGTATCTGTCAACTCTTGCTCATGAAACCGGCCATTTAGTTCATTCAAGAAAACACGGGACGCCGTTCCTCAGGGGGCAAGGGATCTTTTCTCCGCTTGTTAGCTTGTTAAGCCTTGGAACTCAGGGCGGCATAGGTTTGCCCATGGGACTCCTACAGAAAATTGAGGCTGTAAATCCAAAGCTGGCAGTAGCACTGGCGAGAACTTTCCGACTACCTGGTCTTGCGGTAAATACTCAGGGTCGACTTGCTGATCTGAATAGAGAAGCTTTCTTGCGATCAGCAGCAGGCCAGGGAGGAGATACCTTAAGTTGGGCGAAGTTCTCTGGCGGCAGTCCCTCCGTAAGCTTCTATGGAATGGGTTCGCCAGCAGAAAACTATGCAGATTCATTTAAGTATCACGTATTAAATCAGGTTCCGGGGACGCAAGGGAAAACCCTTGGGGAACAAATTCTTGGTCCTGAGCCAACTATGGAGGATCAGAGATACAGGACTGGAACCGGATGGGATCTGGTCCCAGAAAATAACCCAAGGGCGCAATATGAAAAAGACTTGCTGGAATATAGAAAAAAGAAAGCCGTTGCCGGAACCTCTAGAGTCCTGGCAATAAGGGAGGGATGGCAAAACATTGAGCAAAACCTAAACAAGCAGTCGCTGTCCCCTGTTGGCGGTAAGGACGTTGCATATACTCGTGTAGCTGGTGGGCAGCGGCCCGATTCCTTTACGCCAACCTACAGGACCAGCTCGGGCTCTAGCGCAGTAGGCGCTGGGTTAAAAGTCTTTGACAAAAATATGAACACGAAGAAAGGCAACGTCTTTGCCTCTATTGCTGCTGATATTGGTCAAATGGCAGCATCTGGCCAGTGGGATTTTGGCAGACTCATCTTTAACAGAATTTTTGATTTGCTTGGCGCAATACCAATGATTGGCGGTAAGCTATCTGTTATCGCTGGTCTTGCAACAACGCTACTGAGTGGTGGCGACGTCGGCAGGGCTGGGGTTGGCATGATTGGCTCTCTGCTTGGCGAGTTCCTTGGCTCCATGGCCCTTGCCCCGATTGGCATGCCATGGCTTGGTGGATTTGTCGGCGGCGCGCTTGGCGGCTTGTTGGCTGACGCAATTTATGCTAATATTATAAATCCGGCTGCAGCGTCAAAGCCAAACGTAATGGTTGGTGGCGGCAAATATGGCGTGTATAACCCTGGCCCAAGCATGCCAGATATTACCAAAATCCTGCCAGAGCAGCGAGCCTTTGGTGGGTCGATTGGCAAGAACATGCCATACCTTGTTGGCGAGCGTGGGCCAGAGCTCATGATCCCTGACAGCAGTGGCTACATGTTGCCAAATACCGGTCTTCGAGCATTGCAGGCGCCTGGGGACTTGCGAATGGCTGGCGGAGGCGCGACAATCAATGCGTCCGTCACCATTAACAACCCTGTTGTGTCGGATGCCGCAGATATTGATAAACTTGCCGAGAAGGTAAGTTCGGCACAGGTACGCACCCTCCGTGCGGCAGGCTTCATGAGGCCAAGTTGATGAATATAACAAAAGACCTGAAAGTAGAAATACAGCCCAGGTTTGAAGGTGCTACCGACCCGTTGGCGTTTTACGACGTCACGGGTCGAGTAGACGCCGACGCTTTTGAGTTTACATCAAGTGCCGACGGATCAACCGCCAATGCGGACATTGGCATCTATACGCTATTCCCCTTTTCAGGCAAGCGCTGGAATGAGTACGCAGCAACAGAAGCAGAGTCTATTGCCGAGGCGTTGCTTGACCCTACGTTTAGGTTTGAAATTCCTCTTCGCAGCGAGATAAAGATATCGCAGTCGTATGGCGATCTGGCAAAGTATTATGCGGTTACGCACTACAGTCAAAGCGGCACTACGGTAACGCTTACACTCAACCAGTCCCACACGCTTATTGTTGGCAACTCGCTGGTAGTCACCTTGGCCGGAGATGCCTCTCGCTC